ATCCGCGATCTTTCAACACCCGTGCCCATCCCGTCCGGGACGCGATGCAAGCAAACGTCACGCCGCCTTCACGCGCCCAATCCTCCGCCCGTTCTATCAGCGGCAATATCGCGTCCAGTTCGCCAGCGGCCACCAGTCCGTGCAATTCGGTGGCGCCTGCGGGGTATTGCTTGACGGTTACGACGATTACCGCCTCGGTAGAGGCGAACACTCGCGCATCACCGTTCAGGATCATGCCGTCCAGCCAGTCGATGCTGTAGCACCTCGTATCGAGCATGGCCGCAATCGTGTCGCGGCGGTCGAGATACTCGTCCCAGCCGTGCAGTCTCATGGCACGTCCTGCCATGCTGCGCCGTCCCAATGCTGCAAACGGCCCTCGAAGAACCGCACCTCGCCGCGGCGCGTCTTCTGCAACTCGTTAACCGCGTTGGCCACCAGCCGGGGCCAGTCGCCGCGCTGGCTGTCTACGGGGACGGGCCTCACCGCACGCCTCCGGCGCCATAATCACAGTCCAACCCTTGCGCATAAGACCACCGCGTGCCGGCTGCTATGCTGGTCGTGATCGACAGATACTTACCCCGCGCCCGCAACGGTATGCGCCCACTTTGCTGAATAGCACCGGTAGAAGACGAGATATCAAGTGGACCACCCATCTGCTGTCGGGCGTCAACGCTAACCGTGATGCCTGTTATCGCATCAGATACAGGTGTAATCGACCGCAACCTAACCACGAAGGGGTCCGCCAATGCCTGCCAACCCATCGTGATTGTGGCCGGCAAATTAGGCCCCGACAGCGCCCCGATACGGGATTGGCGGTCCACCACGTACAGGCGCGGATCGCCGCCCTGAAACCGGGGATCGTCCAGCGAATAGGGCATGGCGTCAAGGTCGGGGTACAGTTCCGCTACGTCCTCCAGTGACAGACTGCTTTCATAACCGGCGAACAATCCCAGGAATGGTATCTCGATCGTGCTGGCGCGATCGATGACCCAATTATAGACCCAGATGCGCCCCGGCGTACCCGGCACACCCCAGAACACCAGCGAGCGCTTGGGATCGATCGCCGCCCATATCTTCTCGTAGTCCTCCGGAGATACCGAATCCCGAAACGACTGGTCGAACTTCTCATTGCCCAACGGCTTCAGCGCCTGCCCGTCCTCCAGCGCCATGAAGCCTCGATCGGACAGGAAAAAGATCGTGCGGCCTGCCTGTGCGATCGAACCAGACGAAGCGCAGCCGAAATTAGGCGTAATCTCGTCAAAGCTGAAAGGCGCCTCATCGTCGCCGGTCCTTTCCATGCGGACCAGCCGGAACCGCTGGAGGATGACGCCGTATTCGCCACCGGCAATGCCCTTGATCTCGCCGCCAGTGAGCATCGGCTGGAACCCGGATTGATCCTCACCTGCGGTCCACTTGGTGTGATCGTTGAAACCGGACCACTGCACCAATAGCTTGTTGCCTCCGGCTTGCGTGATGACTACGTAATCCCCGACCACCGCCACGCCATTAGCAGGCGGGCAATCGGTCAAATCGGTGGCCGCGCCGGAATTGAGGTCGATCTGCTTGGTGTCCACGGCGTTCACCGCCACGACGAAATCACCGAATTGCGCAAACCGCCAGCGGTCGACCACCGACATACCCACGAACAGATCGGTCCACCCGCCGCCGCTGTAGCGGTGCAGGCCGTTCGCGCTGCCCGCGATAAGATACGTAGTGCCATCGGTCGAAATGAACGCCGCACCGCCGCGGAACGCAGCCGGCAAGGGATCGCTGATGCTTGCCAGCGACTTGACTGGGCGATAGCCATCCTGCGCGGGTAGCACGTTGATGGCGCTGGTAAGCACGCCACGCGGCAGCTGGTCGGGCAGATAGGCCGGGAAGGGGAGGCGTTTGGTTGACATCTATTTTTCATTAGCTGTTGACACAGCTAAATCCAAATGGTTCATTGCGGCTTCCGAAGCTAGGCCTAGCGATGGAGGAATATATGAATCCCGCCGGCTAATCCCGGCAAGGGCCTCCGATAAAAAGGAGGCCCTTTTCATATCCGCACCTGCCGCGATACCTGCTGAATACCCCGCGGCGTCAACGGCGCCGAACCCCACCGCGCCTGCAATGCGGCCCGCTTAATGGCATCCGTCAACGCAGAAACCTCCTGCGCCGCTTGCGCCATGCCGTCCGCGTCACGCTCGCGCCGCGCCAGATGATACAACACCCCCGCCACGTACAGGTCGGGGTGCTTTCGCAGCAGCCAGTTGGATACATCCGCATCAGACAGGCCCATGATGCGCTGGTAATAGACCATCTCGACCGCGGCACGGCCAACCGGCCCCACCCGCAATGAGTTGCCCTCGATCGTATAGGCCACCGGGCATCCCGAACGCCCATAATAGGTCTGGAGCATCCCGGCAGGCGACATGGACGCCAGCGGTTGATCCGGCATTCCCTCCACGAAGATGAACCGCATCTCCAAGAAGTCCGCCGGCAACGCGGTCAACTCGTCCGTGATCGTGAAGACGGTGCGCGTCTCCATGTCGGGCGTGCGCAACGTGCGGTTGAACTCCGCCTCCGCCTTCCGCAATGCCCGATCAATGGCATCCTGCGCATAGTCCGCGTCGTCCATCATATCGCGGATTTCCGTCACCAGTTCCGAATAGGAAGATATGGCACCGGGAGCATATGTCGGGATCGCGATGGACATTACGTGATCCTATAGACGCGGATGGGAATGCTGTATGTAGCACCAACACCAAGTGCAGGCACGAAATAAGCAACCGTCACCTGATTGGTGCCGCTAGCGTATACGTTGACTGCCTCGCATCCGGCAGTAGGCACACCAGTTGGCACGAACACTAGGCTGTCGGCTGTCGTGACGCCAGTTAGCGTCAGCGCCATCCGTTTCATGCCAAGTGCCAGCGATATCAGAGTTGTCTCCGTTACGGTGACGGTTCCGATAAGCTGGAGCCGTCCACTAGGCAGCGGATGGACATGGTCCTCGCGCGCGGCGTTGCTGGACGTGCCAGCCGCAGCCGTGCCCAGCGCCGTACCGGGCGATGAGCCTAGCGGCGTGGCGGCGGCATTCGATCCCGCAACACCGGGTGCGCCTTGCGGTCCTGCGGCGCCAGTAGCACCAGCAGCGCCTGTGTCGCCTTTAGACCCGGTTGCGCCCGTGGGGCCAGTGGCGCCCGTGAAGCCAATATCCCCCTTAGCGCCAGTTGCCCCGGTGTCGCCTTTTACGCCTTGCTGCCCCGCCGGCCCAGTGGCACCAGTGTCTCCCTTGACGCCCTGCGTTCCGGTTGCGCCGGTATCGCCCTTGACGCCTTGTATGCCCTGCGCGCCCGTATCGCCCTTTTGTCCGGTTGCCCCCGTTGCGCCCGTCGCCCCGGTATCCCCTTTCGGTCCCTGCGGCCCCGCTGGCCCTACAGGCCCCGCCGGTCCGGTGTCGCCCTTCGCTCCGGGCAATCCCATCGGTCCCGCCGGCCCTTGCGCGCCAGCATCGCCCATGTTGCCTTTGAGCGGGTATCCGGGAACCTTGACCGCCATTACGCGCCCGATCCGTAAATCAGGATGAACCGGGTGCGCTTGCCCTCGTACAGCCAACCGCCGCTGGAGGTGAAGATCGGAAATCCCGGCTCATCGTCTGCAACAGCCGCCACCCATTGCGGCATCTGCGTACGGCCTAGATACGCTTCGCCCGGATGCAGATAGTGCCCGTTTTCCTTGACGTTGGGCATATCAGTTTCCAGCCCGCGCCAGCCCGCGAACCACATATGGAATGGGTTGGGATTGCGCACGATGAAACTGGTGATGCCCTGCCCCGTCATCGGCGGCACCGCAACCGGCTGCGCCGTCAGCCCGATAGGGCCGATCACCGGCCGCACGTTCAAGTTACGGCGGAACGGCTGGATAAGGGAATCGACCATTACTGTTTCACCCACCCGCTGTCGGAGGCAACCTCGCCGTTCTGATACGTCAGCGTTCGCACCCATGTTCCGCCGTTCTTGACGGTCTGGGTCTGCAAGTTGCCACTGCTGTCATAGGTGTTGGTCACGCCGCGATAGGTCGGAACGATGCCGCCACCCGTATCGAGGTCCACAACGGTTGTGAAAAGCACGCTGTCGTCACCACTGCTGACGATCAACCGGCCGCGTTGGTCTACCTGCGGCGGTACTTGCTGGCCATCCGTCAGCCATGGCAACAATCTGGTGAATATGCCGATGCCAGTTGCCACGTCACGCCCCTTTAAATGATGAACTCGCGCACGCGAAGGTAGCGATAATCAGGATGATTTAGTAGCTTTTTCACGCCATCTTTGTGCGCGGGGTTCCACATTTCAACGCCGTGGCGTGTCGCCCACTCGTACATGACTAGTGTGGGAATGTGCGCAGCGTGCCACATAGTTGAGCGACGGTCCCAACTCTCTGCCTGTGCTTCCTTATTGCGATCAAGAATGGGGGCCACGTCCTGCTCACGCCGGAAATGCCATTGGCCCCCATTCTCATCGTCGGATGAGAACCACGTCTTTACACCCGTCGCTGGGTCGTAATCGAAAAGGCGCTCACCCGACATGCTTACTTCACCTGCCCGTTGTCGCGCAGGGTCTTCGCGATGTCCTTGTCGACCTTCATCGACTGACCCCGGCCGATGGTGCGCCCGTCGCCCACGTGGACGGCGGCGGGGAGGTCATCTGCGCCGGTGACTTCCACCATATCCGACTCATCGCGGGTGACACGCGACTCGCGCCCCTTGTCGTCCGTCTCCACCACCAGATCGGCGTCCGGGTTGGACCGCTGACCGTGCGGGTTCGGGTTGGCGTCGGTAGGCGACAGCGGATGCTCCACGACGGTTTCGCCGGCCACGTAGTCCGCCACATCGCGCGTCTCCTCCGTCTCGATCCCCAGTGCCGCCGCCATCTTGCCGGCCTCAGACGGGCTGGCATACTGGTCGGCAGACTTCACCGGCTCGCCGAGCGGGTTGGCCGGGGGGAGGTCGCGCACGCCGGGTGCGATATCGCCGGATTCCTTCGTCTCCGGCAAATCCTTGCCCTGCGTGTTGGTCTCGAGGACGGTGTTGTCGTCGCTCTGCGTGGTATCCTTGCGGGGTCGTCCCATGTCATTCACTCCTAAAAGCGGCCCGCCCCATTAACGCGGGACGGGCCTTACAGGGTTCAGGTGAGGTCCGCGATCACCGCGTTGCCCGCATCGTTGCGACACACCAGAGTTTCCTCCGAGTACATCGCGTCACGATCGGCAAGGCCCGTCACCGCCAGCTTGCGCTTCTGGAGCGGGTCCAGCGTGCGGATGGCCCACAGTTCGGGATCGATGATGAGCGCATCCCGGCTGGAGCAGAAGCGATCCGGCACGAACTGCAACTCGCCCACGTCCGACACGTACACATCCGCGCCGGCCACGATGGTCAGGCGCTTGTTGCCCGTCTCGCGACGCTGCTGCGCCAGACCCGAGAACGTCGCCGCAACCTGCTTCTGCGCAAGCGACGTGATGACCAGCGTGGGTTCGCCACCAGCGTTCCAAGCCGATGCAATCGCCGCCTTCAGCAGCGCCTCGGTATAGGCCCGCTGCGTGCCGTTGGTGGCAGGTGCGTTCGGATAGCCCTG